CTGGTAATGTTCGCTACAAAGCTAGAGAGCGTTACTCATTCGGATTCAGCAACCCTCGTTGTGTGTTTGGATCTCAAGGAGCTTAATAAGTTTCATGTGAAACAATGGAAGGTGGCTGAAAAGCCACCTTTTATTATCCTGACAGCGTAAGCTGACACTGGCCAAGACAGGAGAATAAAATGGCTAATACTACTTTTAGCGGACCAGTCCGCTCAGAGAATGGTTTTCAAGATATTGTAAAAAGCGCAACGACTGGTGATGTAACTAACACCATGACGCTTTCAAGCTACACTGCTACTATTACTGTTGCCAATGGCGCAACGACTGGTAAAGAAGCAGCTATCGGAATACCCTCTAATTTCATCCCAATGGGAGTCATTGTCGCTGTAACCACAGCCGCAGCTAACGCAGTAAACCTAGTCGATATTGGCACAGATGCTGATACTGATGGTTTCGTAGATGGCATATCTGCTGCTGTAAATAGCACAGGCTTTAAAGGGTTTTTCCCTTGTAACGGTGTTCTTGGCATGTCTGGTGGAACAACCACTGCGGCTACAGAAACAGCAGATGAGGTAGAGCTTGTTGTTTCGGGTGATCCTGGCGGTGACACCGTGATTGTTTTGAAGTTCTTTGGAATATCTAGCTCTTCAGACGCATCATAACGGGAGGTCATCATGGCCAATTCAGACGTAAGGTCAAAACGTCTGACTGGAACAGGCTCTGCTGGTGTGGGGCCTGCTCGTATTCGTCAGATCCAAGTTTTTTCAACCTCTGGTACGCCAAGACTTACCGTTACTGACGGTAATGGTGGCAGCACGGTGCTAGATTTAGATTTTTCTGCGAGTGAAACACACTCTGTTAACATCCCTGATGAAGGTATCAAGGTATCGGACATTTATGTCAGTGTCTTGACGAATATTACGGCAATTACGGTGTTTTTTAGCTGATGGCGACTACGAAAAACGTAAAAAGGCTGCCTTCTGGTCGTTTGAGCTACCGGGGAGAAACTTTTGCAGGCTACAACAAACCAAAAAAGACTCCCGGTAAATCAAAAAAAAGTGCGGTTTTGGCTAAAAAAGGTAATGAAGTAAAGCTTGTTCGCTTTGGCGACCCTAATATGTCTATCAAAAAGTCTCAACCGGGTCGTAGAAGTAATTTTAGAGCGCGACACAACTGTGATACTGCAAAAGATAAATTTACCGCTAGGTATTGGTCATGTAAGGCGTGGTAGTCATGGATGTTAAAGAGGCATTGGCCGGACAAAGCTTGACTGCGCGTTTGGAAAAACATGAAGCTGAATGTGCCTTACGGTATGAAAGGATTGAGGAGCGCCTAGACAACCAAAAAAAATCTTTAGATCGTTTAGACATAAAGATTTGGGGCATAGCTCTTTTAATCATAACTACACCTGTAATTAATAGATTTGTGGGGTAATTATGGCTTCTAAAGACAAAATGAGAGGGCTAACCTACCTGCGAAAAGGCGGTTCTGCTTCAAAAAAAAGTAAAGGCAGTAAAATTTGTCCCGCAGGCAAAGCGTGGGCAAAGCGTACTTTTGACACATACCCCTCTGCTTACGCCAATATGGCCGCCAGCAAATATTGCAAAGATCCGAAT